CTTAGATTTAAAGAAGTTACTAAAGTTACTCCAAAAACCAGTAACTTCCTTATATATGCCAACAGCTTCGTCAACAGTAGACTTAACCTCCATAAAGGAAGTCTTAACCTGTTTGTAAAGTTCACAGCCCTCTCTGATTGCTGCAACACAAGCATTGGCGGCAAAGAGGAGGCTGATCGGATCAATTTTGCGTCCTTATTCTTCTTCAACAACAGCTTCTTGTGGTCTAACCACTTCGCTTGGGCTTGCAGCAGCGGAAACACCAAAATAGTTTTGTCTCAATGCTCCCATACCAATAGCAGTAGCCATTTTTTTCACATCATCTGGACTAATTAATCGATTTAATTGAATCTCATCGCCTTTTTTGGTAAAGAATTTGGTAGATGCGTTGACAATTACATCCACTCCATTGTCATCCAAAAATAATTTTCGCTGTGCTTCTTTCGTAGCGTTATCTATGTTGGTTTGACCAATCAATGAAAGAATGCGAAAACCTTTATTAAAAACGCTGGCAATTTGATTTACCAAAATTCCAGAGATTCTTTGAGGAGCTATACCACCCATTGCTCTTTGCAATGCAGACTCTTGTTCTGTTGCGACTTTGCTGAAATTTAATTTATTAATGTCAAGAGTTTTAGACAATCTTGAAACATCAGCAAGTGCATTCAAATTTTTGTACTCGTTTACTCCAAATACTTTAATAAAAGCATCGGAGTTTTTAGATAAATAATCAAAAGGATTTGGACTATTTAACATATTACCAACCAAACCATTTTTCACAGCAAGCAAACTATTTTTTTGTTCATTAGAAGGTAATTTTTTTAGATCAGTAAAAAACTTGTTAAGGTATCCTTTTCTAGTTTCACCAGTCATCTTTGATACTATGCCATCTACTCCACTAATGTCATAGTCCTTCAAGAAACTTTGCCCTGCTTTGCTCATGGAATCTCTTGCTGCATCATCAATAGCAATTTTTTCAGAAGATAAATATTGCGCCTTGAGTCCAGTGTCAGATAATCTTTGTTTCAACGCAGGAAGTTGGTCAAGAATGTCGCTATAACCACCATTTGTACTGGTTTTAGATAACAAATTATCCAGTTTCAATGGGTCAATGACACCATTCTTGTCAAGTGCTTTGTTGTATAGCTTTGACATAACAGATTTTTCTGCTAATGAAACACCTTCATCTCCTGCAACACGCAAAAACTGATTTAATGCAGTTGGGCTTGAGGCAATCAACGGAGAGATTTTTTCAGCGTAATCAGAAGAACTAATTTTTTCAATAGCGGCGGCATCTTTAAATGGGATACCAACTTTATTGTAATAATCAGTATCAAGTGTTGACATAGCTTGACCGAAAGGCAACTTCTCACCTCTAAAATCAATCACGATATTGCCACTAGAATTTTGTACTTTGTCTAATGCTTCATCAATTTTTGTTTGAAATGAACGCAATTTATCTTGTCTATTGGCATCACGAACTTCTCTAATATCTTGAGCAACACGCCTTTTCAATGAATCAAGGCTTGTTATATCCATGCCCATTGTTAGGTCTGGTGCAGTGGTAGCTGGTAAAGTAGTTCCTTCACCAGTTGGCACTGCTTGTCTACGCATTGCTTTAAACTTTGAAGATTGTTCTCTGACAAGTTTCAATAATGGTGCTTCTTTTGCCCAAGGATCACTTTGAAACAAATTTTCTGCTGTCCGCAACAAATCTTGAGTATCTTGTGCTGGCAACAATGCACCCTGACTAGATGCTTGCGTCAACACTGAATCGTATTCAGGTCGCAAGGCATTCCTAGCCGCTTTTTCTTTAGAAATAACTAAGTTTTGAATTGCAGAGCCAATCTCTACTGGTTTTGTGCCTCCAGCAATGTCAAATTGTCCTGTTAGTTTGTTTAATTGATTATCAATAAAGGTAATTCGTTGGTTGTAGTCAGTTTCTGTTTGAGAAACCTTTGCTTGTCCTGATGGAATTTCACCGCTAGGTCTTGGATACAACTCTTGTGATTTTTTACGAACAGCCGTTTTAAGCTCAGAATAAATATTATTTAATTCTGTTGCAAATTCCACATCATCAGTGGCTAATTTTTTCAAGATACTGCTTAAAACAAGATTATCTAACCCTGCAATTGCCGCACCACCTTTTTTACCAGTAACAAACTCAATTTTGCTTTGTATGTTTTCTAATTTTTGTTGAAGCAACGGGTCTGTCTTAATGGCTTTTTCAATAATATCTTTTGCTCTTGAAACGCCTTCAACATTTGCTAAATCTTCTACATCAATATCTCTCAATGACAGACGATCACCAAGCATTTGACCTAATTTGATAGTTCCACCTCCAGATAAAAGAGAACCAACAACTGAGCCTATTACCTGACCGGGAACTCCAAAATATTGTCCCCCTGCCTCGCCACCATATTCACCACCCAAAGCACTAACTCCAGTAATGGCTGTTTGTACGCCTACGCCTTTTTGAAAGAGTCCTAGTCCACGAGCCGCATTGCTCAATCCTTGTCTAACAATACCTGCGCCACCAAAAAGATTTAATGGGTCTGCTACCGCACCAGAAACTGTCCCAACGGCTCTTTGCAATTGATTTGCAGGACGCATCTCAGGCTTTAAACCCAATTCTCTTTGGAATTGAGTATAGGCTTGTCCTGCCGTACCTTGAGGCGGCAATTGAGATGGAAATTCACCATCACTCAAGCCATAAAGAGCACTACTTTCAGCCATAAGTGCAGGAATGTTAAATAAACTTCTTCCAACACTTTCCCTTATATACTCACCCATTGTTGGAGGAGCAGGTTCATCTCCCATTGTTTGTAATATAAAAGGAACATCGCCTCTTGCATTTTCTGGAGATTCCATAATACGCATAGAAGCGGCAATCTCAGCCAACCTGCGAGCATCCTCTACATTCCCTGCGGCATCAGCATTACGCAATGCTTGAATCACTTCATCATAAGTTGCCATAATTACCTCAAGGTTTTTTTGTTAGATATTTGTTTACTAACGCATCATCAGATTCTGTGGTTTTTAAAGAAGGTTTTTTTCTAAACTCAGGAATATCTGATGCTAAATCAAAATCTTCATCTGTAAAATTAGATCGTTTTGCAAGGGTTCTTTGAACTTCTAATTCTGCTCGACCTTTTTGTAAAGCAACCTTACGAATAGCTTTAATTGTGGCTTTTATTTTTTCTTGCGTATCTGTTGATGGAGTGCCTGAAAAAGCAGTTGATGCCATATCAACTAACCCACCAATAATAGATGGGTCACCACCAGCGGCTTGAATTTCTTTTTGACTTAAATCGCCACCAGCTAATGATTTTGCCAATTGAACACGAGCCGCATTGAATGCTGAGAAATTATTTTGTTTTATAGATAGATCAAGATTTTCTAACGCAAAATCTGTTGCATTTACTGTATCTCTAAATGGTTTAATTGTAGAAATTATGTCTGCTCGTAGTTTAGGAATATCTTTATATTCTTTTATTCCTGAACTTGGTACTGTGGCTTTTGCGGCATCTAAATCATCTGCTTTCTTTTTGGCATTGACTGCTTTAATTTGTTCTTGTGTTAACTGAGAAAATGGTTTGAAGAACATATCTTTAGCAATAGCTTCTCTATCACTACCAACAGATGGTTCTTTCTCTGATTTTTCAAGATAGTTAACAACTTCAGCGTCATGTTCAGCAGTTCCTTCAGGAAATCCTTTACTTGTGGCAACTTTTTTAGCTTCTTGAATTCTTGCTGGTATTTTGTCTGGACTGTCAGCTTCTCTTAGATCAGAAATATTTTTACTTGTTTCGTATTTCGCCACACTTGCAGCAGTAAATTTACCAGTACGAAGCAATTGTTGAATTGGGTCAGCGGCTTGTTTCTCACGAGTTCTTTGCTGAATTAAACTTGTATCAAGCTCTAACTTATTACCAACATTAACAAGTGATGTAGCAAACTCTGTATCTCCAGCCTGATTTGCTAAAGTTGCTGCTTTATAATAAGACTCTGGACTACGCATATCTATTTGCCTAGAAATAGCATTACGCATTGAAATTAACTGCAACTGTGGGTCTTTACCACCCAAAGCACTGCCAATAGCATCACCCAACTGTTGACCACCCATATACAGGCTGTATTGCGCTCGTGCCATTGGACTAAGTGACGCAAATTGCATTGCCTGTGCTTGCATTGCTTCATTTTGCTTTTGTTGGTACAAAGCACGTTGCATGGCTTCTACTTCAGGAAACATTCCTAAGACACTTGTGGGTGCTGATGGTGCTGCTGCTGGTGCTGATGCTGGTGCATCATTTCTTGTATCAAGTGTTAAATTAGGAAAAGTAAGATCACTCTGTCCAGATAATAGTCGTTCTGGTGCTTGTGCTTGTGCTGGCGCTGATGCAGCCTCTGGTGCTGGTGCTGTACCGCTATTTGTTGATATTGACAAATCATCAAACAAACGAAGCGGAGGTCGTTCTTGTGTGAAAACAAGTTTTTCTTTGGGTTGAATAGTCCAAGAACCTTGTCCCTCATCAGTTACTATACGGGGATTCCATACATATGTAAATTCCATTCCATTTTGAATAAAATCTTCTGGTTTTGATTGATTATTGATTATTTCAGCCATGATTTTTCCCTTTAATAGTTAAAACGAGCAGGGTTATAACCAACTTTAGATGAATCTACTGCTCCACCACTCCATGCGCCAAAATCAGTAGGCGATGGCGTAAAGTATTTTTCTAAACCTTGTTGAAAGCTTTGATTGTTTGAAAGACCACTTAGAGCAGTAGCAAATGGGTTGTAAGAAGCAGCTTGTTGTTGAGTCAATGCCGCACCCATACCACCAGTAAGTAACGCCTGACCAACATTAGAACCAGCAGTAGCGGCTCTACCACCTAAAGCAGAACCCATCTCCAAAGGCTGTTGTCCAAGTTGCTCAAGAGTAGAACCAGAACCCAAATACGTTGTAAACGGGTTCAATGCACTGACTTGACCAGATTGATACTGACCCATCAACTGAGAACCACTACCAAGCAATCCAGCACCAAATGCAACATTTCGTTGTCCCTCAGATTGAGCATTAGCAGCCAACTGAGCATCTTGTTGAGCCAAAGCGTTGTAATACGCTTCCATCTCAGGAGAGGCAGCACCAAAGCCAGCCGCACCGCTAGGACGCATACCTGTAGCACCAACAGACAAACCACCACGACCCTGTTGATACAACTGGTTCTGCAGTTGAGCCATTGATCGTTCACGGCTAGGAGCAAGCAAGTCCTGTTGCTGTTGCATATATTGAGCCGCAACCTGTTGAGGAGTCTGTTGCAAATACTGTTGACCCAAGCCAAACAGTCCTTGTGCGCCTTGCTGAAGTGGGGCGTACTGTTGCTGTGCTTGTTCAGCCTGAGTCAATGCACCGCCTGTAAGAGCCTGTAGACGGTCTTGGTAAGCCCTTAACTCAGGACTGACTTCGTAACCAGCCCCAATTACATTACCTTGTGCATCAGTCTGAAAGTTAGATGTACCGTAACGAGTGGTTATGCCAACAGGACGAAACCTTGCCGCATCCGCTGCAATTCGTGCCGCCTCAAGTTGGGCATTGGCTGAAGTGCGAGCCGCACTTCTTGTGGCATCCCCCTGCATTGCGCCACCTAAGAGTGACAAACCTCCTCCAACTAATGCTGCTGTAAATGGCATATCAATCTCCCTTAATCAAAATTTCATCCACTTTAGACGGGTCTGTCTCGTCAGTAGCATGAATACAAAACCAAACACAATCTGTTATTGCCTTAACGCCATGCGTCAAGCCAGCCTTAATTTCAATACAAGCAGGAGCTTCAACAATCTCAAGTTCCTCACCTTTTAACACCACCACCTTACCCATAGCCAATATCGACAGATGACTAAAGTTGTGCGTGTGCTTTAGGATAGACATTCCAGCAGGGAACATTGACTCCTTGGCATACAAGCCATCAGAAAAGTGATGAATAATTTCAGGCTGATTCATTTGTTTGTTGTTGTTGAATGGCTGCCGCCTCTGCAAGTGTTTGTGCCGCTACTGCCGCATCATGAACTGCTTGTTCTTCAGCGGTGTACTCAACTTGAGTGACTATGCCTGTTTCTACGTTTACTACGATTCTGTGTGTCATGATGTTTACTCAAAAAGGATGTTGATTGATCCAGCATCAAAGGTATCTGTGCCGTTGGTCGTGGTGATGCGTACTTGTGTGAGGGTGTCGGTTAATGTTTTTACGCCGCCACCCCAAGCATTAGCTTGGGTGGTTGGGTTTACCGCACCTAATACCCAATTTGCAGTCCATATATTACCGCTAACATTTGTAATTGTCATCATCCCCATACGGGTTGAAGCGGCAGTCCAATAAGTATGATTCTCTGTTTGGAATCCTGCGCTTAAAGCAGTTGAAACACCTGTACCACCATTACCAACAATTGTTACTGAGCCTGTATACCCAGTGTTTTCAATACCACCAGAATCACCAAGTTGCACTTGCATATACGCTGTGCTAGATAAAGACACACCATTAAACATCACAGTTATACGTTTTACCCACGATGGGATAGAAGTAAAGTCAACACTTGTTTGCGTGGTAAGCGTAACCGCAGTGCCAGAGGTAAGAACACCAACACCTGTTGGAGTGCCACCTATTACGGGACTTGTTAAAGTTTTATTAGTAAAAGTCTCTGTTCCTGCAAGCGTAGCCAAAGTTCCAGTTATAGGTAAAGTTACGTTTGTTGTGCCTGTCAGAGTTCGAGTGTAAGCAAAGTTACCAGAACCCGTGACAGTCATTGCTACATTGTTTGCGACTCCTGTACCGCCTTGATCCGCCCCTAAAGTACCTGTACTCACCAAACCTTTAGATGCGTCTGTAAATACAGGTTTAGACGCTGTTAGGCTAGAAAGAATTGGTTGGGAGGTTAATGTTGCTACACCAGTAACAGCCAACGTAGGAATTGTTACCGTACCAGTAAAGGTTGGACTAGCCGAATCTGCTTTAGTTGCTACAGCAGTTGCAATGTTTGCAAACTCAGTATTAATCTCAGTACCCTTAACAACTTTTAAAGGATTACCAGATGCAAGAGCATCCTTGGTTGCAAAATTTGTTGTTTGTGTATAGTTTGACATTTTTTCCCTTATGCAATCTTGCCATTTTTGGCTTGAAGTTCAATCTTTTGAATGGATAACTGACTGTTGTTTATATCCATCTCAACCCCTATTTGAACAATTTTTCCCTTGCTGCTTGCATTTGTTTCTATTGTTGTTAATGCAACTCCAGATGTGTAATATGCTACTACTGTGGCATTTGCACCATATTCAGCAATTCCATATTCAGCAGTTGTTTGAGTAGGTATATTTACTTGTGCAGAATAATAACTTCCTGTGAAATCATATCCCCACTTTAATGTTACCAATTGATTAGAACCGCCAACAACAATAACCTTTATCTTCTTCAAAATAGAGGTAACATTTATATCACCAAGGTCAGAATTGTTTGTATAGTATGCCAATCTATATGACGTTGCATCATCCAAGTATGTGCCGTATTTTCCAATATACCCATTCTTGCCAATCAACAAATCACCATTACGCCTTGCACAAAAAGATGTTGGCTCAATACTGTCCCAAATTGTTGACCTAGAAGAACCATCTGGCATGATTCCTTTTGTATCAAATGCGTAAACGTATTTTGATACTGGAAGATTTAACAAGTAAAGTGCATTTGTTTCAGAATATATAGCTTTAATATTTGATGCAGTTTCAGCAGAAACAGAACTCATCAAATCATTGCGAACATTCTTAGACAAATCACGCTCTGGAGATGACTTCTCCTGAATAGTCCTCATTAAAGAACGAACACCAGAGTTAGACAGGAACAACACATCAGTGCTGGTAGTTTGAATGCTATCCCTTGCAATACAACCGATACCCTCAACAGTGTCACTCAATTGCATTGAAGCTGGTGTAGTTGCACCCTGATAAATCAGAATCTGACGCTTACCAAAAATGAACAGAAAGCCATTGTGTGCAGCAAGTCCCGTAATCTCATCAGCACCATTGACCCACACACGGTCTACATTCAAAGAACCTGATGTACCTGTTGACCAAACATGACCAGCAATCAAGTCAGAGAAAAAGACTGTTGCGTTGTTAGCTGTGGTGTTTGCCGCCCACAATCTACCAAAAGCAGATATAACAATATTTGCTGATGGGACTGTAGCTACATAACCTGTCTTTTCTGAAACTCTACGATATGTTGTGGTTGAGACAGTAGGATCAAATATCAGTGGATCATGGCCTGATTGAAAGAAGTATGTGATGCTATTGAGTGAAGCACATTGCCAATTGTTAGCAGTAATGGTTGGTGTTGTACCACCACCCCCATAGGTCAATTCAACCACAGCATTAGAGCCATCAAGTTTGAATAACTTTAAATTTCCAGCAAATAAAACAGTCAAAGTTCCATCTGCTTGCACTAATTCATGGATGACAGTTACATCATTTGCACCTAAAGCACCACTAGAAGAATTTACCTTAGAGTATCCTTTGCGAGAACCAATCCGACCATACTGGTCAATGATTGCATTTTGAGCAACTAAGGCAAATCCAAGAGACAAATCAAGAGGCGATTCTTGGGTATTCAACCCCTGAAAGCCAGGGGCTGTTAAAGAATAAGTCTGTAGTGCTTGACTCATGTCGCAACAAACTCCTGATTTTCAGGATAGCGAGTACCTTCTAATGCAATGTAATCAGCCAACATAGCTTTGTAAAGCAAATAAGCCTCAGATGAAGACAGACCACCATCTTCACCACGTTCTACCAATGCACGGGCATAAGCATTCTGAGACACTAACGTATCAGCAACAGAAACAACAGTTGCATCTGATGACAACGTAGCCTGTGGCACTGTCAAAGCAAACTTGATTGTGTATGCACCATCAGGGATTGGATAAAGATTTACCTTGGTGTCGTAGCTGCCATCAACCCCATCAAAAGCAAATTCAGTAGGGATTGAGTTGACCAGTGGCGTAAAGTTCAGCTTGCGGTTCATGTCCACAAAGCTGATGTTTATAAGGCCAACATTGCTTGTGGTGTTGATTACATCCATCACTTGAAACTTCTGACCAGCACCCGTCAAAGAATAAGATGCTGTAGATGCCGCAGTAGTGACTGTGATGGTTTGACCTAATACATTCCACGAAAAGGCATCTTCAATCTGACGTTTTGCATCATTGACAAACTTGCCAATTAAGGAAGAATAAGTTGTTTCGGAAACAGTTGAAACTGTTGCTTCACGCAACCTTACGAGTACATCGTTTACAAGTTCAAGGTAGGTCATGCTCTTGTCAACCCTTCTTCTTCAAATGTTGCTATAAAACTAAATGTGCTTGCAGATTGAGTAGTTATTTTTAACTTATCGCCTTCTTCAAAAACAATGTAGGCATTGCCATCAAACTGCAAATAGTTTTTTGATGTGAAATCGTATTGAGTCAATATATCAAGAGTGGTATTAGTACTTGCGTCAAACCATTGAACAGTTATATGCTTGGTAGAACCACCTGTATTGTGGATATACATTACAGTAAATTTAGAGTAATAGCCAGTAGGACAGGTATAGACTGTAGTGTCTACTGCCGCTGTAGGACTAACACCAACTGATAATGCTCTCATTTTGCTTTTGCCTTGTTCCTTGCGGATATAGCTTGAGCTTTTGCCTTTGCGTCAGCCTTGGAATTAGCACCCCATGCCTTAAGCGAAAGAAGCAGTCTTGTTGGTTCACCTTTCTTGTCGTATTCAGCACCATCATTGCCAGCCATACGAGCCAAGAAACTTGCCCTGCGAGGGTTATCCCCCGACTTTACTGGTGCTTTCAAGTTACCACCAGTTTCCGCATTATAAGATGATCTACCCTTGGCATTCAAGCCGCCTTTTGGATTTTGACCAGCTTTTGTTTGCCAAGTAGGTGTTTTCATCTACTTCTTAGGTTTAGACATACCAGCTTCAGACAAGGCAATTGCAACTGCTTGGCGAGGGTTTTTCACAACTTTTCCACCCTTGCCTGAATGCAAAGTACCTTCCTTATATTCACGCATTATCTTACCAACCTTTTTTTGGGTTTTGGTTTTCATACCAATTCCGTCACAGAAACAGTTGAAGTGGTAATTGCCGCATCCTTGATGAAGGCAATCTTTTGTGCAGGACTTACTCGCACAATTTCAACGCAATTTGGTGGAATCATGGCTGATGTTGTAATGCTTGCAGTAGGACTTGTACCAATTGCATAGTGGCAATGACCTTGAGAACAAGCAATGCGAACAATAGTTGTAGTAGCCCCAAAAGCAGTCATCTGAACGCTGCTAGTAGTTACTGTTGCCACTTGGGTTGTGCCATTACTAGCAACGCCCCAAGCTACTTGATTTGGATCGAGTTGAAATGTAGACATTATTTACCTCTTGAAGATTTTTTCATCATGTTAGTAGCCGTGCGGCTACCACGCATAGGCATACCCTTTGGCTTACCAATAGCAACCATGACAGTTACAGGAATACCCTTTTTCTTGCTGTATTCGTTTGCTTCTTTTTCCCCTTTTTCGGTGTAGGGAAACTTCTTTTTCCCAACTGAAGGCATAGTATTCTCCTTATTTCCAGAGTCGATCAGCAATAAAGGTAATGATGCCGCCCATGAATGAAGCGATAGTCATACCCACCCAAAATCCACCTTTGCCTTTGTTGGCAAGTTCAAGTAAGGCTTTCACATCAGTACTCAATTGAGTTACCTGACCATGCAAAGTCTCTACTTGAGCCTCTAACCGACCAAAATCACGAGCATCTATCTCAGACATTTGCTACCTTTCGGGGTCTTCCCATACGCTTAAATGTTGGAATTACAGGCGCAAATGCGGTATCTGTTCTAGTCTCTGATTCTACAGATTCTGTGGTTACTTCTGCCTCGTCTATCCTCACATATCCCTGATGACCCTTCATAGAATCAATATCATGTTGATATGTAAAAGTTACAGTGTTACCTGATTGAAGACAGCGAAAAGTAGCCATAAAACCCTTTAAATGAGAAAGGGGGTAATTAGCCCCCTTATCTTTACACTAAACGAGCAGCTACAAGACGAATCTTGCAAGATGCCAAGTCCACAGTGCTACCAGATTCATTTTGAACACGAATACTAATAACATTTGCAGCAGAGACATAAGCGGTAACGCTCATGCCAACTTCATCTACGGCGAAAGAACAACCCAAGACCATATCGCCCAACGCCACGCCGGGTACGGCAACAGTTTCGGTTTCACCCGCACCATCAACCAAAGAACCAGCATCAAGCGTAGCAACAACAGACCAAGTGTCGTTAAAAATCCCACGGAAAGTGTCGTTGTTTCTATCTATAACAACAGCGGTAGCAGCAGCCATTTTGATTTCTCCTAATTAGGTTAAAAAAGTCCCCCCACCACTA